TTAGTTTAATAAGTAATCTATTTTATTAATAATTTCTGCTTTTGATTTTGGTAAAGCGTCAAGATACATTTCTGTTATTTTGACTGATGAATGTCCTAATAATTCTTTAATCTGAATTAGATTGGCACCGTTTAATAAAAGCATAGTTGCAAATGTATGTCTTAAATCGTGAAATCTTTTATCTTTCATATTAGTATTTTTCAATTTATTGTGCCAAAATTTTTCAGTCCATTTTATATCAAAATGAGAACCTTTGTCATTACAAAAAACATAATCTGATTTGAGAGGCAAAGAATTTAACAAATTAAATATTTTATTTGACATTGGTATAACTCTTATAGAATTGGTGCTTTTAGGTGTTTGTAACACTGTAGAATAATTTTTTTGTCCATTTTCAGAGATGTTAGCAACATGACTTAAATTATGTAGTACATGTATTTCTTTATTCTCGAAATCTATATCTGACCATTGTAACCCTAAAATTTCTCCTTTTCTCATTCCTGTACCAAGTGCAAATAGTATAATGTTATAGTATCTAGTATCTTTAAATATTTTTAACAATTCTTCTATTTCATTTTCATTAAAATATTGAAATTTGGTTTTTCTTTCATTAATGATTGTTTCAGTACTTTTATTGTTTTTGGGTAAAGCAACATTTGAACAAGGATTTTTTAATATATAACCTTCTCTTTCAGTATATTCAAAGAATTGTCTTAACAGCTTATGTGACTTTTTTATATTACTTGTAGATATATTATCTGACAAAAGTTTATTATAGTATTGTTGTATTTTCAAACTTTTTAAATCTTTTATAGGTAGGTCAGCAATTAAATAAGGCTTTATATAGTTTCTATATACACTTTCATAGCTTTCGAAGGAAGTGGGTTTTATTTCATTTTTCTTTACTGAAAACAGCCACTTAGGTAATAACATATTAATTGTATAGGCTCTATCATCACTAATTAATCCTAGCTTCAAATCATGAATATACTTTGCTGCTTTGTCTTCTGCTTCACTTTTAGAATTGCCATAAAAAACTTTCTTGATTGGTGTGCCATCGGATCTGTGACCAATAGTTTTTGTCGTCTTATAATATTCATGCCCATTCACTTTAAAATTTGTTTTCTTTGCCATAATATCTCCTCCTAAAACAAAAAAGCATTAATAGACTAATGCTTCTTTTGTGAACTCTCCATATTTATTTGTATAAAAATCTAGTGCTTTCTTCATAAAATCATCTGTAACTTCAAAATAATCTGCCAAAGTATATAAATCATCAATTCCGACTTTTTATTGCTAATTTTAGCTTTTCAAAAGAAATAAGCATATTATATGAATATTTCTTTGCTTTATATTCTTGCTTATTAATAAATTCTATATCAGAATTAAATTTGTAAGTAGCATCATAGTAATAATGTCCGTAATTCTTCGGCAAGAACTTCCTTTTTGTAAGTAGAAGATTTGATTTTAGTAGTATCATATATAATTACATTTAATTTTTTATAATTAATATATGCTCCAGCAGAATCTTCTAAATAAGTATTTACTAAATTGATATTTTCTCTATTTATTAAATCTTCAATATAATCTATATTCATTTATTTATCCTCTGTATTTTTGTTATCTTGCTCTTGTTTGGCAAGAAGTGCTTCTAAAGTATTTTTTATTATCATTTTATTAGTTTCATTTAATGCTTTTACTCCACTAGCAAAAGCAACATCTACATCATTCATATTAATTTTTTCAGGGTTTCGAATGTCTGTTTTGCCCATAAGATAGTCCAATGAACAGTTAAAAATTTCACACATTTTTAATTTTACTTCATCACTAGGCAAATTTGAGCCATTTTCATAATTAGCTATACTACTTTTACCTTTTACATTAGGCAATTTATTAGCAAGTTGTTCTTGAGTAAGACCTAATTCATTACGCAAAAATTTTATTCTTGCTCCAACTTTAATTTTCATATTATTTTCACTTTCCATATACAACACTCCGTTCAAAATATATAAACATTATAACATAATGTTCAAAACAAGTAAACAGTTTTAAAATTTTTTTCTTACAGTCTCAACACTTGTACAGATATTTAAAACTTTTTTTAAAAAAGCTATTGACAAGTTCAAAAATACTGTATATAATCAGTTCAACAAAACTGAACGAGAGGAGGCAAATAAATGCAAAATAAATATAGTAAATTTGTAAATACAGAAGAACTTAAAAAGGTTAGAGAAGATAAAGGATTTTCAATCAGAGACATGTCTAAATTTATGGGATTTAGGAGTCCTGCAACTTATTATAATATAGAGAATGGAATTGCAGAGCCAAAAATTTCTCATATAAATAGCATATCTAAAATTTTAAAAACACCAAGTTCAAAATTTTTTAACTTTAAAGTACAATAAAATTGAACAAAGGAGGGAAAATAATGTGGAAGGTTATTATATGTGAAAGTATTTTATTAATTACAGGAATTATAAGTTTAATATATTGGAATAAAAAAATAGATTCCGAAACAACCTGGATATACGGAATCTATATAGGATTAAATCTTATTCTTTCTTTATTTGTTTTGATAGGAATTGAACAATTTTGGTTAATTCAAAAATAGCCATCTTATAATTATCTGTATTTTTACTAACATTATCAAAAGGGATAAAAGTATTTATATCAATACCTGTAAAATAAATAAATAGTTTGTCCATAGAAGAATAATATTTTACAGATTGTTCTATATAATGTGGATTTAACAAATAGTCTTGAGCACATTCAATAAATTCAGCTAAAGCTTTTCTTTTAGATTCTTCATACATATCAATTTTCTTTAGTTTGGTTTGATGACAATTACTAATTATTGTAGTAATTATTGGAGAAATAATAGAAGAAACTAAAAGAATAACAGCCACTGCATAAGAAAACCATTCCATAGTATACACCACCTTTCAATAGAATTATAACATAGGTGTAAATATAAAACAAACTAAATATAAAAAGGAGGCGAAATAATGCAAGAGGTACCATTTTATTATTTATCTGCAAGAGCTTATGCTAAACAAACAGGTATAGGAGAGGCAGAAGTAAAAAAACAATTACTAAAAGGCGAGCTAGAAGGCTTTGCAACAGACAATCAGTACAAAGTAAAAGTATATAAAAACGGAGGAGTTTCTCGCCAAGAATATGAAGCAATTTATAAAAGAGCTATAGTAGCAGAAACTAAATTAGAAAAAGCCAAATCAATATTAGTTTAGAAAGGAGATGATAAATATGTATAGTTTATTCGAGATAGCGTTTTTCATTTTATATTTTGTAGTAAAAGCAATAAGATTTATATTGTTTTTACTAACATTACAAATAGTAATTTATAGATTAAGTGGATTCAGTATTTACAAGTTTGTAATGAGAAAGGCAAATAAATTAGTAAGGGGGATTTTATAATGAGAAGAAATGAGAAAGACCAATACGAAAAAAGAAGCGTTGATTTGGCAAGACAATGTAAAAATTTTCAATTGGATATTGAAAACAGAGAATATTTAATAAAAGAACAATATCAGAGAATAGATAGAAAACAAGCTTCTTTCCTAAAAATATTAGATGAGTGTAAGAATAATAATTATAAATCGCTAGATGAATTTAGAGCAAAAATAAAAGAGTTAGCAGAGACTGGAATCAAATACTAACTCATAACAATTGAATTTGTAAGCAAATTCTCATTTATTATACAAATTTTTAGTGAAGAAGTCAAGAGAGGAGAAAAAATGTTTGAGGAACAACAGAAAATAACAATAGAATATACAAAACAGCTCGATGCGTTCTATTCTTTAGTAGATTTCAAACCGTTATCATCGAAAGCTATATCAATGTATAACTTTTTATTGCATATAGCATATAAGACTGATTGGGTTAATGAATTTACTGTTGCTAATACTACAATTATGAGTAAGCTCCATTTGACTCCAAAAGAATTACAAACGGCTCGAAACGAGTTAATTACTAAAAAATACATAATTTATAAAAAAGGTAGCAATCAAAATAAAGCCCCGAAATATTCAATTATTAGGCTTTATGAAGAAAAAAACAGTATTTTGGGACAAGCAGAAGTAAATGCAAAAGTATATGCAGAGGGCAATGCAGAGGGCAATGCAGAAGTACAAGCAACAGTAAAGACCGAGGGCAACATTATTACTAAACTAAACTTATATTTTATATATATTATATATAATAAGGGCTCGCAATTCAAAAACATTGGAGAAGCGGACAAGAAGGCTATTATTACAATATTGAAAAAGTTAGAACTCTATATAGACGATCCAGTTATTTTGGAATACATGTCGGAGGAACAATTATTGGAATTAAAAATTCAATATTGGATAGTTAAAGAATTATATTTTAGTCCGTACAAGATTTGTTTAAATCAATTAACCAGGCAAAGATTTATGTTTAGGTTTTTAAAAGCAAGAATGTATGTAGAACCACAAGACACATATAAATTTTTAAATTACTGCATTAAAAGCTTTCAAGAAGATCTATATGCAAACAAAAAAGAGGTGGTAACTGATGAAAATAATAAACAGAATTAATGAGCTAATTTTGAGAGAGAAACCAGAAAAACAAGTAAAGTATTCGGAAGGTTCAGGAATAGCGAAACATCTAACGAATACACCTAGGAAAAAATTATATGAGTATTACATATGTGACAATTGTGGCTGTGAAATAAAAGTAGAAAAGAAATGGGAAAACAATAGAGGTGGATTGTTAATGATACCTAGAACTCTTTCAAAGAAAAATAAAATATTTTACATTGCAGTATGCTCAAAATGTTTAAATAATGTTCTTAAAGAATTTGAAGATGAGAAATATGGAGAAAACGTATGAAAACTAAAAACGAGATAGAAAAATATTTATCAACAGAGAAATACATAACAAGACAAGAATTAAGCGAACTAACAGGACTAAGTGATAGAAAAGTTAGAAGTAAAATAAGTGAATTAAAGAAACATAGAGTTGTTTTATATAGCAGTCAGAGAAGCGGTTATAGGCTGGCAAAAGAATATAGAAGCATGTCTAAACAGCAAAGAGAAGAGGAGATTGAACAAGTCAAGCATAGTCTAAATGACTGCAAATCGAGAACTACACAATTAAATAAACAAAAGAGAAAATATATTGCATATTTGAAAAAAGCAGAACAAATTGAGCTTGAAGAAGCTAATTAGGAGGATAAAAATTATGGCGTTTGATTTGGACGATGACGAATTAAGGGCAACCAGGGAAATGAAAAATTTGGATAGAGATTTAATAGTAGGAGAGTATGTCAGGACAAAAGACGGAAAAATTGGAATATTTAAAGGGTATAACAATAATAGAAAAAGTCAATGGGCATGCAAAGTAGAACTCCAAGGAATGAAGTTCTGGAAGTATTATGCTGAAGAATATATTGAAAAACACAGCAACCAACTAATGAAACTAATAAAAAATAAAGACATATTAAAACTTAAAACTAGTGATAGTAAAGAAGTATTTTTTATAGGAGTAGATGAGGACACATCAGATGTAAAATATGAAGAAATAATAACAGATATAAAAAACGGTGAAATTGAATTGCTGGGAATATTAACGAGTCAACAGTTCGAGGCTGATTACTATAAAGTAGGAGGAAAAAATAAATGATTATATTAACAATTGTATTAGAAATTATATTAATAGTATTAGGAATAATATTTGCTGTGTTATCAGCAGACAGTTATGAACACGAAGGATTGATGTTTGTGTTATCGTTAGTATGTTGGATTACAGTACTTATAATGCCAATTGGGATTGGGGAATTACATGGATATATAAATTATGCTGAAAGCAATGATAAAGATAAAGCAAGAATTACAGCAGTAACACAAGAACAAGATTGGTTGAAGACATATTACAAAGTTGAGGTTGAGTACTTAACAAATACACCAACACAAAATGGAATAGTAACAAATTACAACATAGAAAAAGACACATATTACTGTTATATAACAGATAAAGAGTTAATAGAGAAGTTGAAAAGTAATATGTACAAAGAATTATGGATAATATCTGGACGTAAAGGTGGATATGAAAATTATAAAGACTTTGGAACAAAGTTAATTAAGGATATAGAGCTAATCGAGGAGGAAAAATAAAATGAAATTTAAGGTTGGAGATAAAGTAAAAGTAATAGCAGAAAAACATGGACATGAGTTTGATATTGGGGAAATTGTAAAAATAGAGGAAATTAGTGATAGAGACTATAAGTGCAGTTCACTTAAAAAAGACGAATTATGGTGGATGGGAGAAGATGAATTTGTAAAAGTAAAATTCACAAAATCAGACTTAAAAGATGGAGATATAATTACATACAGAGATGGTAGAAAAAGAACTATTGTTGCAGAATCTCTAATAGATGAATATGGTCATGAGGTTGCAGGATTAAGAACGTATGACAATGAGTTAAAAAACAAGTTTTCAGCAACGGGCTTAGACATAGTTAAAGTAGAAAGACCAACACAATACAAGGAAGTCTTTGAGAGAAAAGAAGAAATACTAGATGAAGTAGAAAAGAAATACTTAGCAAATGTGATTAAACCGTTTAGACATGAAATTAAGATTATTTCGAAAAGAAGTCGTCTTGGTAACAGTAGTATATGTTATATAAAAATATGGCTAAAAAATAATGATACTGCAAATTTACCAGACTTCAAAGAAAATTCTATGTATAAGGGAATGGAGCCAAACAGAGAATACAGTTTAAAAGAATTAGGATTAGAGTGAACAGTAGCAAAAAATAATTTTAAGGGAGAAAATTATGAGTGTTAAAGGAAAAGTAAAAAAGCTAAATAAGAAAATAGAAAATTTACAGGAAGAATTACAAACTTATCAATTATCTAATAGTAGATTAAGAAATAAGAATAACAGGTTAAAAACAGAATTAGAAGAACAAAAAGCAGATAAAAAATATATTGAGCAATTAGAAAACATACTTAAGTTTGCATTAACTAATCATATAGGAAATTTAAGAGGTGGAATGCAAATACAAAGATATGGAATAGATAAAATGCAAGATTTAAGATTAAGTATAGATTATATGCCAGAGAATAATAGTTACATAATTAGAGTCAATTATTAGAAGGAGAATAGATATGCAAGAGAGATGTAACAAATGTAATAGTGAAAAATTATTCGTAGAAATACAAGGGAATAGAAGAGGACTATTTTGTAGTGAATGTGGAAAGTGGCAAAAGTGGATTACAAAGCAGGAATTACAGATAGCAAAATTCAGAGAATATAAAATCATAGGAGAATAGATATGTTAAAAGAAGATATAAAACTTGGTAGCATATTGTATTGGAATACAACTGGAGCATACAATTCAAAAATATCACTCAAATGTGAAGTGATGGACGTAGGAAAAATATGGATATGGGTACATGTGTATGGATGCTTAGCATATAACAATTTATCGATAAATGATTTAAGTGTAAAACCACTATACAAAGTAACCAACAACAATTCAACAATTTAAAGTAAAGGAGTAACTATGAGTGAAGAAGAGAAAATGAAAATTGCAGTAGATTTAGCAAAACAAGGAATAGACCTAGAAGAAGTTGAAAGAATAGGCGGTGAATTAGCTGAATTTTTACAACCTGTTATTGATTTAGCAATGAAAAATAGAAAGATATTGGATAAATATGATAAAAAGGAGTAAATAAGATATGGACAAAGAGGAAATATCTAAAGAAACAAAAAATACTTTACAAAATTGTTGGGTTATGACAACAAATCATGAACTAGATAATGAAAATAGAAAGTTAAAAGAAGCTATAACTGAAATATTAGATAAAACAATGACTTCAACAGAAAAAAGCGAATATTGGTACAAATATTATATAGAACATAAACAATATAATGATGATTTAGAATATAATAAAAATTTATTAAAAGATTGGTCAAATACTTTAAAAGGTATGGGCAATAGAAATTATCCTTATTGCTATGCTATTGATAGAATTTTAGAAGAACTGGAAAGGAGTAAATAAAATATGAAAATATATTATGGTGGTAGAGGGAATGGAAAAACAATAAAAGCAATTAAATTATCTATAGAAAAACAAATGCCAATCGTATGTTGGAGTTATGGACATAAAAAGCAAATAGAACAAACAGCTAGAGAAATAGACGTAAAAAGGATAATGCCGGAACCTATACCGGCAACAGAAGTAAGAAAAAAAGTAATAGGTAATAGAAAAGGCTTAATAGTTGATGATTTAGATGGGCTTTTAAGAATGATATTAGATGATAATGTTTATTATGCTACTGTGGAAGAGTGCAATATAGAAAAGTTAGAGAGGAGTGATACATAATGAAAGAAAAAACAGCAGATGAAGTTATATTAACACCGATGTATGAAGGCGAAGTATATAAATATCATGAATGCTCAAATTGTAAAAAAGAAATATACTTTGAAGAAGATATATTTCAACCGTTTCATTTTGAAGAAAATATAAAATATTGCCCATTTTGTGGAAAAGAAGTAATAAGATATGCAAAACCAAAATTTATAGAAGAAATAAATTGGAATTGGTTAGATGAATACGAATCTGTTGTAGAAAAAATGTATAGAGAATTAGAATATATAATTTATTGTAAGCTAGATAAAGAACAAATAGACAAATTAGAAGAAAAGTCTGCAAGAGGAGTGGAATACTTTGGACAGAATAGATGGTCCTTTCCATATAGCAAAGGAACTATATGCGACATAATTAATCAAATAGCAAGAACTAAAGTACATTATACGGAAAAACGAAAACTTGAAAAAGAGTTTGGAGGTGTTTTAAGTGAAAGAAAAAATAAAAAGAATAATAGAAAAAATTAAAGACATATTTAGTTTACATTGCCCTGAATGTGGTGGAAGAATGAAAAGCGAATATTTAGATATGGAAATAGACCACATTGTATATAAGTGTGAAAAGTGTGGAGAGGAGTGGATTTAATGCAATTATTTGAAGATTTAATAAAATGTAAAGATTGTATGAATAATATAAATAACAAGTGCATTTTATATCCAGGAAAAGATACAAAAGAAGAAAATACAGGTTGCTATGTAGGAATAGATAGAAATAATAAACAAAAACTTGTAGGAGGTATTTTAAGTGAAAGAAAAAATAAATACAAGTACAATTAAAGATAGTATTGACTACTTGGAATTACAGCGTATTGTTAATAACAGAATACTTGATTATGTATCAAAGTATCATAGTTATCCTAAGTACGTCAAATTGCCTTTGTGGATATTTGACTGCTTAAAACAAACAATGTGTGAAGTAGATTTAAAGATAGATTATAAAACAGGAGAGTTTACATTCTTTAATTTGAAAGTTTGTGAAACTGCTGATATAGAAAAGGCAGAAGAAATTGAGGTGTTTTAAGTGAAAGAAAATGACCTTATAGAACTCTTGCATAAGGTATTAAATGTGCCTAAATTGGCATTTGGAGCAAATACAGTAGAGCCATATAAAGAACTACAATATATAACAGAAAAGGCAGATTATATTTTATACTTGCAAAATATGTATTTAATAAATAAGAATAATCTTAAAATTTATAAAGATGACGAAGACACCATACAAAATATAAAAGAGAATATAAGCAGAATATCAGAAGAAATAAAGAAAAAATGCCAAGAGTTAGAAGAATTTTACGACAAAAGGGTAAAAGAGGGGTGGAATTAAGTGAAAGAAAATAGTATAGAAGAAGATATAGCAAGAATAGCAAAATTGATAACAACAAAATTTAATAATGATTATTCAATAGACAATAAAGACAAAGAAGCAATAGAGCATATTTTATCAGATTATAAAAGAGTATTAAAAGAGAATAAAAAAATAAGAAACGGTAGAAATAGATTATTTGAATACGCTACTGCTCAACAAACTACACCTGAAATGTTAAATAAAATTCTAAGAGAAGATTATATTCCAAAGGATAAAATAGAAGAAATTTTAGATGAAACAGAAATTACCGATTTTAATAGTTTAGTAGAAGCATTTTTAGAAATTAAAAAGTTACTAGAAAGTGAGGAGTGAGTTATGAACGAGGAAGAAAAGAAAGTGGTTGAAGATTATAAAAGTAAATTAGATTTATACAAATATGAGAAAAAAATTGGCTTAGGTAGAATCAATATAGATGAAAAAATATATGAAATGGAAGTAATTATAAATGTGATTGAAAGATTACAAAAAGAGAATGAAACACTAAAAAAAGAAAGAGAGGTGAAACAAAATGACTAAGAATAGAGATGAAAAGAAATATGAGCTTGAAAGAGAACTAGATGATCTACGAGCTTTTGATGGGAATGAAGCAAAGATTAAAAGAATAGAAAATAGATTACATGAAATAGAAATTGAAGAAGAGTTTGAAGAATATAAAAAGCACAGAACGGAATATTTAACAATAAAAGCTGAACATAAAAAAGCAATGGTGTTTATAAATTCAAAAGGTATGCAAGCTGAATGGAATAGATTTAGAATGGAGGAAGAATAGAGATGAAGAAATTTTTAATTGTAAGTGGAATAATTTTAGGTGTAATTTTAATGTTTGTAGGAATATTTGCAGGAACAAATAATAGTGCAATTAATCTTGAAGAACAAATAAAAGAAAGCAGATCTAGTATTAATATTCAGGAGAAAAGAAGAGAAGATCTAATTTGTAATTTAGTAGATGCAGTAGAAAGCTATAATAAATACGAGCAAGAAACAATGGAAAAGATTATGGAAGCAAGAAGTAAAGCTAGTAATGGACAAGTTGAAGAAGCGGAAATATTAATTAATGCAGTTGCAGAGCAATATCCAGAATTGAAAAGCAATGAAAATTATAAAACATTAATGACAGAATTAGCAGTAACAGAAAATTTAATTGCAGAGCACAGAAATAATTACAATATTCAAATAAAACAATATAACAAGTACATAAAAGCATTTCCTAACAGTATGATTTTAAACATTATGGGATATGAGAAATTAGATAATACATATTTAGAATATAATACATCAGAAGATTCACCTAAAAACTTATTTAACAAATAAGAGGTGCTATATGAAAATTGGAGATATAACAATAACAAAAAGAGAAATATTAGTCTGTATTGCAGCAACGTTAATATTATTAGGAATTGGGTTCCCAATAATTGCAGTAATTCAAAATTCCATAAATGAAAAAAATGAAAAATATTTTAAGGCATTAAAGATAAATAATGATACTGAACAATTTCAGTATGCTATAAATACAAATTTAGGACAAGTTATGGCTTATGGAAAAGTAGAAGCGGTAAATGGTGTAAAAATAGAGGACTTAGAAAATAAATATTTTTATATAAAAAAAGAAAAAGAAAAGTATACAAGACATACAAGGCAAGTTGCACACACAAGAAAAGTTGGGAACACAACGCAAACATATTACACAACTGAAACATATTATACATGGGACCATGCAGGACAAGAAGAGTGGAAAACGGAAAGATTTATATTTTTAAATGTGGAATTTGATTATGGCACAATTAATTTTAATAACACAGAGTACCTTACAACAATAAAAACAGATTCAACAACTAGATATGTATATTATATTATACCTTTTGAATTTGAAGGTACATTATCTACATATATAACCAATAACACAATAACAAACAATCAGTTTTTCTATAATAAGAAAATAGAGAAAATAATCGAAGAAAAAAAGGCAGAAATAAACACAACAAAAATAATATTTTGGTTTTTATGGATATTTTTCATAATACTGCTAGATTTTGGTTATGTCGGTTTAGATAATAATTATTTAGAAGATTAGAGGAATGAACTTATGATATATGAATTTGAAGTACCAGGAGAAATTACTGGAAAAGCCAGACCAAGGTTAAATGCTAGAAGCGGAAAAGTATATACACCTACAAAAACGAAAAATTATGAATATTTAACAAGATTTTATTTTACACAAAAATATCAAGATTATACACCAGTTGAAGGAAGAGTAAAAATAAGCATAATTGCGTATTTTGATATTCCTAAAAGTACAAGTAAAAAGAAAGAAGCGGGAATGTTGGAAAATAAAATAAGTCCAACGAAAAAGCCGGATATAGACAACATTACAAAAGTTGTTTTAGATGCATTAAATAAGTTTGCATATAAAGACGATACGCAAATTACTGAAATAACAGTAGTAAAAAAATATGCCAGTACACCAAAAGTAAAGATTAAAATAGAAGAATACTAAAGGAGATAAAGAAAATGTTAGATTTTATTATGAGATTATTGGGATATGAAAATATAAGAAATATAAAAATTCCAACAGAATACACAATTCCAGGGACAAAAAAATTACAGTGCAAAGCAACATTTTTTCAGACAACAGGACAATTTTTAGATAAAGTGGTAGTGAACGATGACAATGTTTTAGTTGATGGCTATACAACTTATATTTTAAACAAGTGGCTAGAAAATGAGTACATAAAAGTAGTAAGGATAGATACAAGTCTACAATTATATAAAACAGTATATAAAAATTATAAATATAGATAAAATATGGAGGTACTAATGAACAGAGAAGATTTAAAGGGTTATAGACATACACAAGAGTGGATAAAAGGTAGAATAGAGTATATTGAGCAATATAAATCAAGTATAAATAAATTGAATAGTGTTTTATCAGATATGCCAAAGGGAAGCAGAGAGATACAAGATAACGAAGCAGAAAAAATCGCAGAACTGATAGATTGTGTTAATGAATTACTTGAAAAAGTAAAAGAGGAAAATAGAAAGCAAATGCAAATTTTAGAACAATTAGATAAAGTAAAACAACCATATAGAAATATATTGGATAAGTTTTACATACAAGGAAAAAGCTTAGTAGTTATTGCTGCAGAAATGGGATACAATTATGAGCATATAAAGAAGATGAATGGAATTGCTTTAAATATTTTTGATAATATAAAATAATGCTACCAAATGCTACTGAATGCAACCATAAAAAGTGTTACAATAGTAGTGTGAAAAAAGATGAATGAGAGCTGGCTAAATGTTGGCTCTTTATTTTGTTGCTATTAATGATACTAGATAATTAATATATTTTGATACTTAGGCAGTATGTTTAAATAATTCCTTCAATAAGCGTGGACGATTCTAGTTAAGTCTATAGATATATAGTAAGCAGTGATATAACATAGATTAAGCAAATTGACGAAAGTAGAGCGATTATAGCATCGAATAAAAGTCAATTAGTTCTAGATAGCAATAACCTATAATTATACCATTGCTTAGTGTATATTGAACTAATGAAAAAAGGAGTTGCTATTATATACATAGCAAAAAGGTAAATGCTATGAAAGAGAAAATTAATTGGCAAAATTGTATGAAATATAGATGCGAACAGTGTAGACACTATCAACAATGCAAAAAAGAAGAAGAAAACTATATAAATAAAACTGCTCTGCAGAAAAATAAAGTAAAGAAATAGTATGGAGGAATATATGTTAAAGGTATTAATTATTATTATACTGTTACCGATTGCATTAATTTGTTTAATTTTAACAGGTGCAATGATAGCTGGAATATTAGTCTTAATGTTTGAATCTGTGAAAAGATTAGTCGAAGCAATGAAAGAGATAATGAAATGCTAAAGACCTGCAAGTATTGTGGAATAGTACCATACAATCATATATGTCCTCATAAAGAGAAGCATAAGAAATCTATAACAGATGTAGATCGTTTTAGGTGGAGCAGAAGATGGCAAGAGAAAAGGGAAGAAATAAAGCAAAGAGATTTATACTTATGTCAGATATGTATAAGAGAAATTTATGGAACAACAATAAAATATAACTCAAATAACTTATCTGTGCATCACAACGTACCAATAAATGAAGATTACAACAAGCGATTAGATAATAATAATTTAATCACGTTATGCAGTATGCACCATGAAATGTGCGAGAATGGAGAGATACCAAGAAAAGAAGTTCGAGAAATAATTGATGAGCAAGAAAAGAGAGTATCCCCCCCTCCAATAACGAAAAAATAGTGGAGGCGTTTGCACACCTACCCGCATACCTTCGCTTGAAAAAAATTCCCACATCAGAAAAAGGAGATGAGACAATATGCCGACACCAACAAAACCGTTTTCTGTGTTAAAATCAGAAGGCAAAAGTCATAGAACTAAAGCCGAATTGAAGGTTCGTGAGCAAGGAGAGAAGGCACTACAAACTTCTCAAAAAATAAAACCAAAAAAAGAGGTAAAAAAGAACAAAATTGCATACAAAGAGTTCAAGAGAATTGTATCACTATTGGATAACATTGATAAGTCAGATGCATTATACGAAAATGTAATTAATAGGTATGCAATGTTGTATGCTGAATGTTACGAATTTGAGGAAAAAAGAGAAAGGTTTTACAATGAACTCAATAAACTTGATGAAGACTATGCCTTAGATCCAGATGGAATGACAATAAAAGAATACTATGATACAGTAAGCAACATTCAAAAGAATATACTTGATTTAGATAAACAATTACAAAATAAGAGAAAGATGATGCTTGATATTGAAAAGGAAAATATAATGACAATCGCATCACAATTACGCACTATTCCAAAGAGTGTAGAGCCAGCAGAAAATCCTTTATTGAAGGTATTAAGAGGTGAATAAGCACAATGCTATTAGAAAAGGCACGACAATATGCAACAGATTGTATAAATTGTAACGAAATAACAACATTTGAAGTAAAAACACAGTGCGAATGGTTTTTAGAGGACCTTGAAAAGCAAAAAAATGAAAGTTATCCATATTATTTTGATACAAAAGAAATCAAGATAATTGAAGGAATATTAGAATTACTAAATTATGCTACTGGTCTAAATGATATAGTAGGCAAAAATATATTAGAAGGTTTGGAAAATTTCCAAGCCTTTTTTATTGCCAATATATTTGGCTGGAGATATAAGACAGACTCTAAAAAGTATAGATATAGGGAAGTAATTTTATTTATTGCTAGAAAAAATACAAAAACGTTTTTGGCAGCGTTAATATTTATAATTTTGATGTTGACGGAAAGCGATTATAGTGAGTTCTATTCTATATGCTTAGATAGAGATCTAGCTGGAGAAGTAAAAAAAGCTATAGCACAAATTTTAAATGTAAGTCCTAATGTGGGACAATACTTTAATATTCCAAAGACTTTAAGCGGAAGATTAGAGTGCACATTGACACATAGTTTTTATCAACCACGTACTGCGGAGGCAAATAGAAATAACTCTATCAAACCATCGGCATTTATTGCAGATGAGTTTGGAGCAATGAAGGATAATTCGAACGTTGGTGCAATGAAAACAGGTCAATTAAGTGTTAAGAATCCATTAATGTTTAAATTAACGACTGCCTATGCAGAAGATAAATCAATAATGTTAGATGAACTTGAATACCTAAAAAAGGTTTACAAAGGTTTGGAGATAGATGAAAGGCTATTCGCTTTATTATATTATGCGCCAGAGGAACATTTGTGGGACGATATTGGTCTTCAAATGGCGAATCCACTAAAAGTAGAAGAAAATTATCAAGAAATTAGAGAGAACAGAAGGAAAGCTCTTGCTAAACCAAGCGAAAGAGAAGAATATTTAACTAAAAATATGAATTTCTTCGTGCCAAGTAATAGTGGTGAAGCATATATTGAGCTTGATAAATTAAGACAATGTAAAAACATTAGAGGCGTGTTTGATTGGAAGGGAAAAGATGTATATCTTGGTTTAGATCTGGCTATGTCTAATGATAATACTTCAGTTTCGATGGTTACATTAGAAGATGATGTAATATTTGCAAAAAGTTGGGCTTTTATTCCAAAAGATAGAATAGAAGAAAAGAATAAAAAAGAAAGAACAGATTATAGACGATTTATTGAAGAAGGCAGTTGCTTTGCTTGTGGAAATCAAATAATATCGTATGAATATGTTGAAAATTTTATAATGAATTTAGAAAAAGAATATGGTGTACATATTATACAAATAGGATATGACAGATTTAACTGTATTTCTACAGCAAATAAGTTAGAAACGGCTGGCTATGAATGTGTTGAAGTAAAACAGCACTCAAGCGTATTACATCAACCAACAAAATGGTTACAAGAAAGTATATTACAAAAAAAATTTAGTTATGATGGAGACAAGCTTTATGAAATTAATTTCCAGAATGCAAGATGTACAGAGGACACGAATTTAAACAAATATGTAAATAAGAAAAAATCAAGTGGAAAAGTGGATATGGTTGTTAGTACAATTATAGCTACTTATTTATTGCAACAGTCAGCATTAAATGAGAACTTTGTGGTTCAAAGTTTTTAGGTAGGAGGTGAGAGTGTGAAGATATTTAATTTATTCAAAATAGAAAGAATAAAAAATGCAGGAAGTGAAGCATCTGTGGGAGATGAGCTTCTAAAAATATTAGCATCAGATAAGACTATAGACAGAAAAATGGCTCTTGATATTCCTATAATTAATAGTTGTGTTGGACTAATTTGTGATACGTTTGCTACAATACCATTCAAATTGTATAAAAAAACAACTAATGAAGGCAGATTAGAAACAAAAGAAATAGACGATCCTAGAACAAGAATTATTAATTATGATACAAAAGATACTCTTGATGGTTTTCAATTTAAAAAAGCAATATGCGAAGATTATTTGCTTGGAAAAGGTGGATATGCATACATAAGAAAGAGAAGAAATGACTTTATTGGTCTTAATTATGTGGAAGAAAAATACATAACAATATTTAAGAATACGGATAAAATCAATAAAAGTTTTGAAATTACTATTGATGGGATAACCTATAAGAATTATGAATTTATTAAGCTTCTTAGAAATTCAAAAGATGGAGCTTCTGGAGAAGGTTTAATAGATAATATAAATAAATCATTGCAAACAGCATATCAAAGAATACTGTTAGAAAATGATCTAATGAAAACGTGTGGAAATAAAAAAGGTTTTCTAAGAGCAATGAGACATTTAGATAAAGAGGGAATGAATACTCTTAGAAGAGAATGGAATGATTACTATGCTGGCAATTCGAGTTGTGTAATATTAAATGATGGTATGGAATTTAAAGAAGCATCAAATACATCAGTTGAAAACCAATTAAATGAAAAAACAAAGACTTTTTCTGATGAAATGAAAGAATTATTTCACATAAAAGATGATTACAATTCGTATATTCGAGAAGCAATTATACCAATAGTAAAAGCTTTCTGTACTGCACTAAATAGAGATTTTTTACTTGAAAAAGAAAAAGAGCAATACTATTTTGATGCGGATTTAAACGATTTGTTAAAAGGAAATTTAAAAGAAAGATTTGAAGCGTATAAAATAGCAATTGAAAAAGGTTTTTTATCTAGAAATGAAGTTAGATTTAAAGAAAATATGAATAGTGTTAAAGGTTTAGATGTTTATACAATAAGTTTAGGAGAAGTTATGTTAGATCCAAAGACTCAAATCATATACACACCTAATACTGATAGCACAAAAAAACTTAATGAGGGAGGTGAAGAGGATGCCAAGAAATAAATTCTATGAAATAAAAAATATAATACCAAATACAAGTGCAGATTTGTATGTATATGGAGAGATAGTAACAGATGATAAGAATTATTGGACCGATGAAAAAGATGAAAATCTTATAGGGTTACAGAGTTTCAAAAAGGAATTGGATGACTTAGGAGAAATTTCGGATTTAAATATTTATATGAATACTCCAGGAGGAGAATTATTTGTAGCAACTACAATTTGCAGTATGTTACAAAGATTAAAAGATGCCGGTACAAAGATTCATACGTATGTAGATGGACTATGTGCTAGTGCTGGAACTTTAATTCTAATGATGGGGGACGATGTAAATATTTATGAAAATTCTGTTGTAATGATACATAAACCAATTAGTGGCTGTTATGGAAATACTATAGATTTTCAAAAATGTATCGATTTATTAAACACTATTGAAAATAGTACTATGATCCCGTTATACATGAAAAAAGCAAAATTAACAGAAGATGAAATAAGAGACCTTATAAATGCAGAGACATGGATGGGAGCTAAAGAAACCGAAGAATGTTTTAATGTTAATTTAATAAATGAACAAAAACAAGTTGCTGCATGTGTATCTAATCTATTTAATAATTATAAAAATGTACCAGATACACTAAAAAATCAGTTGAGTACAAGAAAGCCAAAACTAGATTATTCAAAATTTGAACAAAGATTATTTAATTTAAAGAAATAACAAAAATAACTATTTGAAATACAATAGTTATTTTTTTATTTTATAAAAATAGAAAAAAGGAAGGTAAAACTATGAACGAAAAAGAATTAATTGAAAAAAGAAACGAAATCCAAGACAAAATGGAGAAAATACTAAATAAGGCTAAAGAAGAAAAAAGAGCCATGACAGAAGACGAAATAAAAAACTTTGATGATATGGAGAAAGAAATAAAGAACATAGATGCAACAATCGAAAGAGGAGAAATTGCAAATAAAATGGAACATAAAGAAGTTGTAGACAAAGGACTTACAGAGGAAGAAAAAGACATAAAGAATTTTGCAAGCTACATAAGAGCAGTTGCAGGAAAAATACAAAATGAGGCTACTCAACTTACAAAAGGAGATAATGGTGCTGTTATTCCTAAAACAATAGTTCAAAAGATTATAGAAAAAGTAGAAGATATATGCCCAATATATAAACTAGCTACAAAATATCCTATTGGAGGCACAATAAGCATTCCAAAAGAAGATGAAAGTTCTGATGCAATAACAGTAGCTTATGCAACTGAATTTACAGATCTAACAAGTCATTCATCAAAGACAGGTAGCATTGAATTAACTGGATATTTATATGGTGCCTTAACAAAAATATCTAAATCTTTATTAAAAAATACAGATTTCAAGTTAACTGAATATGTTATAAACAAAATGTCTAAGAAAATTGCAAAATTCTTAGAGGGAGAATTATTAAACGGAACATCTGGAAAAGTTGCAGGTGTTATGGGCTCATATGATTCAACAAATATGAAAGTAATACTAGCAAAAAAATCATCTTTAAGTGCTGATGAGTTAATAGATATTCAAGAGCTTGTACCAGATGTATATGCTACAGATGCAATTTGGGTAATGAATAAGAGTACAAGAAAAGCCGTAAGAAAATTAAAAGATGGACAAGGTAATTACTTGTTAGAGAAAGACTCAAATGCAAGATGGGGCTATAAATTAATGGGAAATGATGTATATTGTTCAGATAATTTAAAAGCAATAGGAACTGCATCAAAACCAGTAATAATATTTGGTGATTTCTCTGGATTAGCTGTAAAAGAGTCTGAACAATCAGAAATTCAAATATTAAATGAATTATATGCAGCTCAACATGCAATAGGTGTAGTTGCTTGGGGCGAAGTAGATGCAAAAGTTGAAGATACACAAAAAATAGCTGTTGCCGTTGCTGGTGCAGCTGACTAGAAATATACCTCAAGGAGGTAAAAGGTAAGAAATGAAAGTTAGCGAAATACAGGTAAACGATATTGCTAATCATTTAAGAATAACAGAAGTGGATGAGTCTTTGAATAAAGACTTATCTACATTCTTACAAATTGCTATTAACTATATTGAAAATTATACTGGAATACCAAGAAAAAATGGAAAAAATGTAGAAGCGGAAAACTTAGATAAGTATGAGGACTTTACAATAGTGGTATATACTCTTTGTCAAGATATGTATGACAATAGAAGCATGTATGTAGAAAAAAATTACATAAATAATACTGTAAAAACTATTTTAGATATGCATACGAGGAACAATCTATGATAAATCCAGGAGAATATAATAAAAAAATAAAAATTCTTTCTATTGTAGAAAGTGAAGACAAAGATGGGTATAAGAAATATACTGAAACAGTTGTTCTTGACACATTCGCAAAAGTAAAAACCACAAAAGGTTTTACATTAATTGCAAATAATACTGATTTTGAAAAGGCATATACTAATTTTACAATTAGATATTCAAAAAAGGTTGAGGAGACATACGAAAAAAATAGAAAGCTTAATATTAAATATAGAGAGCAATTATATTCGATTGAATATATGAATAATATTGATGAAGCTAACATTGAGCTAGAAATGCAATGTAAGAAGGTAATTAAATAATGGCTAACTTTGAAGAAGAGCTTCCAAATGATCTAATAAAAGAGTTTGAAAATATTGAAGTTAATACTCCAAAAATGATGCAGGAGATGACTAAGGAAGGTGCAAAGGTTGTGTATAATAATGTTCAAAATAATATGAAAAGAGCATTTAAGACTACAAGAGCATTAGAAAAAGGTTTAAGGATAACAAAGGTTTATCATACATCAAATGGAGAAGTTGCAACTAAGATTGCATTTTATGGTTATGACAAAGAAAAAAGAAGCAAGCAATATCCAGAGGGAACGCCTATACCGTTAATTGCTTTAGCAAGAGAATATGGGACAAGCTCTGGAGAAAAAAAGAAGCCATTTTTTAGGACCGCATTCAAAAGCAAGGAAATAGAAGATGCAATGTTAAAGGTTCAAGAAAAATATATTTCAGAGGAGTAAAGATGGAAGAAATAATAAAACAAATATTATCAAACTTAGAAGTAGACAATCAAAATATAGAAGTTGCTCATCTTAAATATACGGGGAAAAATAGAACGTATGTTGTATGGACGATGTTAAATGAACAACCAGGACTATGCGGTGATGATGATACTCTGTGTAGTACAGTTCCAGTTGATATAGATATTTATAGCGAAACTAATTATTTAGCAATTTTAAAAGAAATAAAAAAAAGAATGAAAAAAAATGAATGGATTTGGACTGGTGATAGTGAGGAAATGTATGAAAATGATACAGGCCTATATCATAAAACAAGTTCATTTGAGAAAGAGAGGGAAATTTAATGGCAAGTATAGGACTAAAAAAAGGTAAATATAATCAAATAGATTCAAAAACAAAAAAGTATAAAGCACTTACTGACTCTAAAGTACCAACACTACCAAAAATGATAGAAAGTAAATTTTCACCAGAATACAATTCAGCAGAACTTTATGCAGATGATGCCGTTGCGGAAAGTGATTACAGTTTCAAAAAGGGAACATTATCTGTAGTTGTTGCAGATGATAAAGATACTATTTGCGCTGAATTATTAGGCAACCAAGTATCAGAAAAAAATGAAGTAACATCTACAGTTGATGATACTGCTCCAGAAATGGGATTCGGGCATATTGTTCCAAAGATAGTTGATGGTGCAAAAAAATGGAAAGTAGAGTTCTTCCCAAGAGTTAAATTTACTAAAATAACTACTGATAGAAAAACAAGAGGGGAAAGCGTAGAATTTGCAACAACTAATATGGAGGCAACAGTTTTTGCATTACAAGAGGAAATGAATAAGCTACCCGCAGGTTGTTGGGAAAAACACCAAACATTTGACACCGAGGCTGAGGCTACAAAATATCTAGATACATTATTAACCCCAGCAACTAACTAGGAGGAAACATTTATGAAAGTGAAGTGTATTTCTCAATGCCAAAAAGATAGAAAAGAGATTTTCGTTGCGGGCGAAATTTATGATATTAGTGAAGAAATGTATAATAAAAATACAGAATGCTTTGAGAAAGTAAAACAAGAAAAGAATAACGAGTAGTAGTTTTTAACTGCTACTCGTTTTCTGAAAAGGAGAAAATATAAATGAAAGATGTAATATCTCATTTTGATGTAGAAGAAAAAACATATCCATTAGCATTTACGCTAAATGTATTAGATGAAATTCAAAAGAAATATGGCTCATACGAAGAATGGGGCAATCTTACTGATGCTAAAAATGGAGAAGTTAATTTAGAAGCATTAATATTTGGAATAACCGAAATGATTAATGAAGGAATTGATATTGAAAATGAGGACCAACAAAATAAAAGAAGCTTCCTAACAAATAAACAAGTAGGAAGAATAATTACAAAATTGGGACTAAAAGAAATGGCCTTAAAAGCAAATGAAATTGTTGTGGCATCTACAAAAGTAGAAGAGTCACCAAAAAACGTGTAATCCACGAGGAAGAAAATTTTAAGATTGATTTCTCGTGGTTATTATTTATAGGTCATTGTTTACTAGGCTTTAGTGAAAAAGAAGTAGGCAGAATGACATTAAGTAAACTATTAAGACTATATAAACATTATAAAATTGACTATGACTTTAAACTAAGTAGAGTAAGTTATAACGAATTAGAAGAGAGAATTGCTCATGATGGAGAATGGCTTTCGGACTAGGAGAAAACATGAAGGAAAAAATTAGATGCCCACAGTGCGGATTTACATTAATTTTTGCAAATAAAATAGATGCAGAAATAAAGTGCACTAGGTGTAAGCAAATAATACTAATACAAAAGGAAAAGAGTGAGGAGCACGCACAAACTAAAGTTGTGAAGTAGCTACCCAAAACCTTTCTTTATTTTTTAATAAAGAAGGTGAGATTATGGCAAAAAGTTTTGGTGGTTCTGTAAAACTTTCTGGAGAAAGCGAATATAGAAAAGCACTAAAAGATATAACAAGTTCACTAAGGTTAGTTTCGAGTGAATTGAAATTAACTAATACTCAATTTGCTAGTGGGGACAAAACTGTAAAAGAAGTAAAATCAAGTTATGATAATACAAATACAACAATTAAAGAACAAAAAGAGAAAATAGGCGAGTTAAGAGAAGCGCTTAATAAAGCTGAAAAAGAATATGGTTCAAATAATGAAAAAGTAAAAATGTTTAAGACACAATTAAACAATGCAGAAACACAACTTGCTTCTATGGAAAATCAAACCGATAAAAATACCAAAGAATTAAAAGAAATGAAAAAAGGGTTTGATGATTCTGGAAGTGGTGCATTAAAATTTGGAGATATTCTTAAAGCAAATGTGCTAAGTGAAGCAATTGTATTAGGAGTTAAACAACTTGCTGGAGCTGTAAAAGAAGTTGGAAGTGCTTTTATTTCTATTGGAAAGCAGGCATTAGATAGTTATGCAGATTATGAGCAACTTGTTGGTGGTGTTGAAACGTTATTTAAAGAAAATGCTTCAACAGTAGAAGATTTTGCTAATAACGCGTATAAAACTGCAGGACTTTCTGCAAACAAGTATATGGAAACTGTTACATCATTTTCTGCAAGTTTGCTACAAAGCTTAGATGGAGACACAGCTAAAGTTGCAGAAGTAAGTAATATGGCTGTAACTGATATGGCTGATAACGCAAACAAAATGGGAACTGATATGACGAGTATTCAAAATGCATACCAGGGATTTGCAAAACAAAATTATACAATGCTTGATAACTTAAAACTTGGCTATGGTGGAACTAAAGAAGAGATGAAAAGATTACTTTCAGATGCTCAAAAAATAACAGGTGTCAAATATGATATATCAAATTTAAATGATGTATATCAAGCTATTCACGTAGTACAAGGAGAACTTGGAATAACAGGTACAACCGCTAAAGAAGCTAGTACAACAATTCAAGGATCAGTTTCAGCAATGAAATCAGCTTGGCAAAACATGCTAACTGGTATTGCTGATGATAATGCGGATTTTGATGGACTTATCAATAATTTGGTGGACAGCATTGTTACTGCAGGGGAGAATATTTTACCTCGAGTAGAGATAATAATTGATGGCATAATTGAATTAGTAATGAGTTCAACAGAAATTATAATGCAAAATTTGCCACAAATAATTGAAACTGGAAGAAACATAATTTCTGGGCTACTACAAGGAATACAAGAAATGATTCCAGAATTAGCAAGTTCAGCATTCTTAATTATACAAGAATTATTAACATCTTTATTGGAATCACTGCCACAATTATTGCAAATGGGAATAGATTTATTGACTGAACTGATAAATGGAATCTCACAAACATTACCAGATCTTATACCAGTTATGGTGGATGCAGTTATTAATATGGCAGAAACTTTAATTGATAATATAGACACAATTATAGATGCGGGAGTAAATTTAATTGTTGGACTTGCTGAAGGACTTATTGCAGCTTTACCAAGGCTTATAGAAAAGGCTCCAGTCATAATAGACAAGTTAGTAACTAAGCTAACGGATCCAGATATGATTAGTCGAATTATTCAAACAGCAGGTAGATTAATAGGTGAATTAGCTGTTGGCTTAATACAATCAATTCCTAAGCTTCTAGCCGGTGTGCTTCAAATTAATATTTCTATAGCAAAAGGTTTTCTAAATGGAGTTGCAGATCTAAAAGATGTTGGAAAAAATCTTATAAAAGGTATATGGGAAGGTATGTCTGGAATTAAGGACTGGCTTTGGAATAAAGTGAAAGGTATGTTAAGTAGTTTAACAGATAAAATTAAAGGCTTTTTTGGAATACACTCACCATCAACTCTTTTTAAAGATGAAATTGGAGAAAATCTTGCACTTGGTTTAGGTGAAGGATTTACAGATACCATGAAAAGCGTATCTAGTGATATGCAAAATTCGATTCCTACAGAATTTGACACAAATACAACAATAAACAACTCTATGTCAAATAATAATCTTGGCTACAACAATACAAATATGTTACAGATATTTAAACAAGCATTAAAAGAAATGAAAATTGAATTAGATTCAGAAGTTGCTGGAAAGTTTGTTGAAGATACTGTAAGTGAATTAATCTATAATTAGTGAGGTGGGAAAATGTCATACATACTAATCAATGGAAAAAATAGTGATGAAATAAGGGGCTTATTAATATGTAAAGAACCACCTATTACGAAACCTAAAAAAAGAGTTAAGGTCGAAGAAATTGACGGTAGAGATGGAGATGAAATTACAGAATTAGGATATGCATCTTATGATAAAGAGCTAGAAATTGGTTTAAGAGGTCAATTTAATATTGATGAGGTTATATCATATTTTAATGCTGAAGGTAAAATCGTGTTTTCTAATGAACCAGATAAATATTATAACTTCAAAATATATGAACAAATTGACTTTGAGAAGTTATTAAGGTTTAGAACTGCAGCAGTTAAGCTTCATTGTCAACCATTTAAATATTTAAGAGACGAAAAAATAAAGGAAGAGATTGCCACAGAACAGCAAAACATAATTGTAAGAAATAATGGCAACATTTATTCAAAGCCAATTATTACGGTTTATGGTACTGGTACTATAAATTTGAGTCTTAATGGAAACCAAATTTTTGTGATAGATTTGGGAGAAAACCAGGAGTATATAAGTATAGATACAGAAAAATTGGAAGCATATAAAGGACTAAATCTAAAAAATAGATTAGTAGAAGGAGATTATGACAAATTTTCTTTAAATGTTGGTAAAAACATTATTTCATGGTCTGGAAATGTGACCAAAATACAATTATTAAATTACAATAGATGGATTTAATGAAAGTGAGGAAGAATGATGGTAATTAGAGATTTAACTCGAGGAGATAGTGCATATTTTGAGCTATCAATAAAAGATGAAAACAACGAACTAACAACTGTTGATAAGATTTTTATGACTGTAAAAGAAGATTGGGACTCAGATACAATAAAATTTCAGAAGAAAATAGATAAAGGAATCTATTTTGAAGATGGAATATACAAAATATTTATTGATCCAGAAGACACAAATGGGTTGGAATTTGGTCGATATGTATATGATGTTGAAATTATAAAAGGTGATATAAAAACCACAATAGAAGCGGGAATATTGAATATAAATCATGAAGTTACGTGTGCTAGTGATGAGGTGTAAATATGATATATAAATTTGAAAGAAAACTAAAAGGCGCTAATCAAGTAGAAGCTACAGGTGAAGAATTAACCATTAATAATGCTGGAAGAAAAGTTCAAAAATTGGAGTTGAGTGGTAGAAGCGAACAAAAAGCAAGGAGTGGATATAATTTAGCAAATTTAGATGCAGACTCTTTTGTTAAAAATGGTGTTACAGTTACTAACAATGGAGATGGAAGTTGGACTTTCAATGGAACATCAAGTTCCTCTGGCGACTTAATTCTAACAAAGAATATTTTATTAAATCATAAAATATATCAATTTGAAGATGCAAAATACTTATTTAAAACTATTGTTGTGTCTGGAAGTTTTTCTAACCCAGATAAGGTAATAGTTCAAACTTCTGCAATGGGGCAAGATAATGGAGTTGATAACTTTGTTACGTTATATAACAAATTGAGTGATGGAGTTTTTGTTAATATTTTTAATAAAAAATCTACAAGTCATTTAAGCCGTTTTGAACTTTATTGTGGACCAAATGTAACATTCAATAATTATACTATAAAAATATTATTTGCAAAGACTGACAATAATGAACTTGAATGGGAACAATATGGAGTATCTCCATCCTTAGAATTTTTAAGTGAGGTTGAGAATCTGGAAGGGAAAAACAAATATTATATTCCTAATACAGGTAAAATAAAATCACATGGAATAACTGCAACATATACAAAAAATACAAGTGAAGTAATTTTAGACGGAGTGGCAACTGCAAGCTTTTCAGAGGGCTTTGAAATTAAAGATATTTTATTAAAAAAAGGAACGTATTCGCTATCTGTATGGGGTCTGAATAGACTTGATGAAGGGCTCGACAGATTTTTTATATTTAATACAGAAAATGGCAAAGTACTTGTAAACTATGTACAGGAATATAGGACTCAGAAATTCATATTGGAAAAAGATACAAATGTTAAATTGACATATATCATAAAAGCTGGTTCAACTTATTCTAATGCAAAAATAAAAATAATGATAAATGAAGGAGACATAGGTTTATCTTATATTCCTTATAATTCATTAAAAATAAGAAAAACAGGAAAGAATATATTGTCGGATAATAGAGACGATTATAATGGCTCAACATATGGGTATATCAAGTTATTGAATAATTTTGAAAATAATAATTTGGTCCTATCAATAGAGGATAATGATAAAAGCATAGATATGACTGGAATAAATTTTGGAGTCACAGGCAATGGAAAAAATTGGGACGGCAAAGGAATTTGGCTACTTTATGATGGAAAAAAGGTAGGCAATTCCATAAGTACTAGCCAATATCCTTTCTTTTCGTTTTATCCAAATGACCAAACAACATTTAATAAGATTTTTAAAAGATATAAAATACAAGCAGAAATTTCTAAAGGCATTGTTCCAACTGAATTGGAAAAATATAAATCCAATTCTTGGATATTTCCACTAGAGCCAGGACAAAAACTTTATGAAGGTAGTTATCTTGCAGAAGATGGAATACACAATATAAGAACGCAAATTAAATTACTAAGCAGTGGTGACAACCTTTTTGTAAGTACTTTAGGTACTTATCAAGTATTTGGAAAAACTCAAAAAGGAATTAAACGAGGAAGTCAATTATTAAGCAATTATTTTAAAGATTACGGTTCAGTTAATGCTATTAAAGATACGGTTGGAATTGCAAACAATAATTCAACAGATAGAATATATGTATCTAATGGAATCTCTACAACACTTGACGAATTTAAAGATTGGTTAAACAAATGTGAGAACGCTGGAAGACCCGTTATAGTGGAATATGAATTGGCAGAAGAAGAAATAATACCATATACACCAGAGCAACAAGAAATTTATAGTCAGCTACAAAATTTAGAATTATTTAGGGGCTGTAATCACATAACTGTTGAAAGTAATGTAAAGCCTACAATAAAATTAAGCTATTATGATGGTGAATTAGATATGACAGATTATAAATACAATTTACAATTCAAAAAACATATGCAGGAAATGTAGGTGATAGTATGATAAAAGTATTTGGAGCAACTGATAAAAATTTTTCTTCAAATGGAGATAAAGTTTTAAACAATGTATCTGCAAAAGTACACAAGGAAGATAACGGTGACTATTACATAGATGTAGAAGCAAGTCTAGAATATATAGATTATTTAATTCAAGACAATATAATTGTTGCACCAACACCCACAGGAAATCAAGCATTTAGATTAGAAAACCCAACTAAAAAAACAAATAAAATCTCAGTACGTGGCTGGCATGTTTTTTATGATAGTGAGAATCTATTAATTGAAGATAGTTATGTTGTCGATAAAAATTGCAATGATGCATTGGATCATCTAAACAATGCAACAAGTGATACAAGCCCATTTACAACCATAAGCGATATTACATCAACAAATTCATATAGATGCGTTAGAAAATCTTTCTATGAAGCAGTAAAAGTTGTAATTGAAAGATGGGGAGGACATTTAGTAAGAGACAATTTTAGTATTGGAATTAGAGAAAAAATTGGCAATGATAATGGAGTTACAATCCGTAGAAAGAAAAATATGCAAGATATTACTTGTGAAGAAAACTGGAATAATGTAGTAACTAAGTTATTGCCAGTTGGAAAAGATGGACTTTTACTTCCAGAAAAATATGTAAATGCAGATTTTAGTTATCATATACCATACACCAAGACACAAAGCTTTCAACAAGATATAGATGAAAACGATTATAAAGACTCTAATGGAGATTTAAACGAAGAAGAATACAATAATGCATTAATTAATGATTTAAGAGAGCAAGCAAAAAAATATGTCGAAGAAAACAAATATCCAAAAGTTAATTACACATTGAAGGCTAATATTGAAAAATTGACAGATGTAGGAGACACAATATATGTTATTGATGAAAAGTTAGGTATAAAGTTATTAACAAATGTTATATCATTTACATTTGACTGTAATCTTGAAAGATATACTGAAATAGAATTTGGAAATTTTAAAAATACACTATCAGGACTAGTAAAAGATATACAGAGTTCAACAAATGATCAAATTGAAAAAAATAATGAAACAATAAAAGTAACATTAAGAAATGAATTACAAGATTCAACCAAAAAGATTTGGGACGCACTTGGTGCGTCTTATTGTATTTATGAAGGAGATAAAATCTTGATCGTAGATACATTACCAAAAGAAAATGCTAAAAATGTAATAATGATAAACAATGGCGGTATTGGATTCGGGCAAAATGGGATAAATGGGACTTTTAATAGTGCATGGACTATTGATGGAACTCTAAATATGCAAAACATAAATGTTATTAATTTTGTTGCTGACATGATAAAAGGTGGAACATTAAAATTAGGATCTAATCTAAATCAAGCTGGCATAATTGAAATATATGATGAAGCAAATTCTTTAATAGGAAAAATCGATAAAAATGGAATAAGAATGAATGGAAAAGACGGTTCATATGTCTTAATGAATAATGATATTGGTGTTGCTGGTTACGATATAAATGATAATAAAATATACTGGATGGATAAAGATGAATTTCATATGAAAAAGTCAGTTGTTGAAGAGGAAATTACATTATGTAATAAAATGCGATTTATTCCAATCACAATAAAAGATTCTTCAGAAAATGTTGTGAATGATGGAATTGGACTTGTTAGTACAGTATAGAAGGAGTAAAAAATGGCAAATGATAGTTTTGAATTTGGAACATCAAATAAATATATAACTGGAAAAATTGAATGGCAATCAAACTCTAATGGCAGTAATGAAAATACATCAAACGTTAATGTGAGTTTATATTTTAAAAAAAGTAGTCAATCCACAGAAGCAACAAGAGGAACTTGGAACGGAAGTATTACTATTGATGGAACAAAAACAAGTATAAGCCAAAGTATTATACTAAGTTGTAATGATACTTATCAGAAAATAGGAACGGCTTCAAAGTTAATAACACACAACTCAAATGGTCAAAAGTCAATAAAAATAAATGCTACTGGCGGAATTAGTGGTACATCATTTAATAGCAGTGAAGGAAGTGGAATAGCTGTATTAGATACCATACCAAGAGCATCAAGTGTTAAATGTGAAAGTGGAAATATAGGAGAAAAAACAACTATTTCTATAGACAGAAAGGCAGACAACTTTAAACATACTTTAAAATATGAATTTGGAAAATTATCTGGAATAATAACAAAAAATGTTGAAAAGTCTTATGTATGGACTATTCCAACATCTTTTTATTCACAAATTCCAAATTCTAATACTGGAAAAGGAACAATAACTTGTGAAACCTATAATGGAAGTACACTAATAGGAACCACAACTTGTGAATTTAGTGTAAAAGTGATAAACTCAAATCCACAAATAGGAAAAGTTTATTATGCAGATACCAATGACGATGTTGTAAAAATAACTGGAAATAACCAAAGAATAGTAAGAAATTTAAGCTCGCTATTAGTTACAGTAGAAAATGTTACAGCAAAGAATAGTGCCACTATTACAGAATGTTCAGTTACGTTTAATAATGTAACAGTAAAAAACAAAGGAGCTGGCACTTTTGGATTCAGCAGCATAAATTTATCAAGCAATGCAAAGGCTGTTATTAAAGCCACAGACAGCAGAGGTAATATTACAACCACTCAAAAAGATATTATAATTGATGATTGGGAGATGCCATCAGCCTCAATAGACTTGCATAGACTTGAAAATTACTATGCAGAAACACATATAAAAGTTAATACTAAATATTCATCTGTTAATGGAAAAAACAATATACAAATATATTATATGAAAAAGAAAAGAAGCGATAGCGATTATTACAAAAATATAGAAATTGGAGATAATCTTAATAGCAAAGCTTTAAAAATAGATTTTCCAGACAATATGCAATTTGATTCACAATTTAAAGATATAATTAAAGCTGGTACTAATACTATAAGTACAGGAAATAGAACAGAACAAAGTATGCTAAGTGCATTTGTTGCAATATATTATGGAGAAGAAATAAATAAGATCTTATATAAAATTAGAAACAAAATTGTAGATCCAAACTTGAAATATTACACATTACCAAGTGATTTTGGGACTGTTACGGAAATTGACAAGACACAAACTCCTTATCAATATATAAAGATTCCTATTACACAAACGGAATTACAAAATAATAAAGAGACTATTACGCAATGTGAAATAGCATCAGACTATGATTTTAGAATAGTAATAAAAGACAAATTTGCGACAGTTACATATAATGTGACTTTAGCAAGAGGAACACCAATTGTCTTTTTTGATAGAATAAAAAGAAGTACAGGATTTAACTGTTTTCCAAAAAATGAAGAAACCGTTGAAATTGATGGGATAGATATAGGAACAATAAAACAAATCACAAAAGAACTAAAACTAACAGCCGATACATGGCAGGATACTGGAATTAGTGGAGCAGATCTAGAAGCGGGAACATACATATTACAACTTCAAATTAATGCTGGCGAAAATACAGGTTTATGGAATGAATTTGCAAGTGGCTTATTAACTTGGTATGCTAATAGAACTAATAGCACTAATTATGATGCAGATGAAATTCCGTTATCAAAAGCTGGGCATTCTAGGAATAAACATATAATTAAGTTGAGGACATTAAGAACTCCAAACTCAGGAAGCTTAAAATTACAAATTTGTGATTCAATTTCTTGGAATGGCAGTGCTAATGTTGTTTTTAGATTAAGAAGAATGATATAAAGAGAAATTAAAGAGGAATAGTATGGAAAATGTAACGATTGGACAAGTTGTTATAGCAATAGGAAGTTTGTCAACATTGGCAGGCTTCTTTTATGCAATATATAACTTTATAAAGAAAACTGTATTAGACAAAATAAGTGATAATACATATAGAATTGAAAAGCTAGAAAAAGAAACAGCAAATCTCAAAAGGGAAGTTGCTAATAGTAAAGAAGAAAGATTAATTTTGTTAAAGGCTCAATTAGCTTGTCTTAAGGGACTAAAGGAGCAAGGCTGTGATGGTCCAGTAACTCAAGCAATTGGAGATATAGAAAATTATTTAATAAAGAAAACGCATAATTAAGGAGGGAATATTATGGAAAAGTTAAAGAAGATAGCAAAATATGCTACTAACATTTTAGCAATTATAAGTGCATTAGTTGCAGGAATTAATGCTGTAGATGGTATCACAATACCATATGCAATTCAAATAGTTCAAATAATAGCTGTAGTTCAAGGTGTGATTGGTACATATTTGCTAGGTCAAAAAGTTGTTACAAATAAGGAGGATAAATAGATGGAAATAATTGAAACTAACTTACAATTCAAAGATATGTCTACAAGAAAATCAACAGAAAGAATAATTCTTCACCATGCTGCAGCACAAAACTGCAGTGCAGAAGACATTCATAGATGGCACTTAAATAATGGCTGGAGTGGTGCTGGCTATCACTTTTTAGTAAGAAAAGATGGAAAAGTATATAGACTTCGTCCAGAGGAAAAGGTTGGAGCACACGCATATGGAGCAAATTATAATTCATTAGGAATTTGCTTCGAAGGAGACTATATGGAAGAAGATATGCCAGAAGCTCAAAAAGAAGCTGGAAAGGAATTAGTTGCATACTTAAAGAATAAGTACAAGATATCAACAGTGCAGGCTCATAGAGATGTATGTGCTACATCTTGCCCTGGAAACAAATTTCCATTCGATGAGATTGCAAATTTTGAGCCAAGTAATGAAATTATACCTCAACCACAAGAAAACGCTCCAAAAGGCAGCGTTGCAAGAATACAAGCCACTTTAAATAATAGATACGGACTAAATATTGCTGTAGATAACATTTATGGAAATGAAACAAGAAAAGCACTTGTAAAAGGGCTACAAACAGAATTAAATAAACAATATCATAGAGGTTTAGCAGTCGATGGAATATTTGGAATTAACACCTACAATGCTTGTATAAATGTTCGAAAAGGAGCAGAAGGAAATATCACTTGGCTAATTCAGTCAATGCTTATTTGCCATTCATTTAACATTAATGCAGATGAAATATTTGGATCTGCAACGGAAAATGCAGTAAGAGAATTTCAAAAAAGAAATGGACTGTCACAAGATGGAATAGTTGGAAAAAACACGTTTAATAAACTGTTTAGATAATAAAAAGGGAGATAAGCCGTTTTTCGACTTATCTCCCTT